TATCATCCTGCATGTTTGCTTCTTCTGGCATCCAATGCATACGCTGTTGGTCTTTGTAATACTGAAAAGCCCAAGGATAGTTAAAGGGTTTGTAGTATTCTCTTTCTTCTAATAAATTGCTCATTCCTTGCTCATCTCCATAACTTCTTCGAAGTCCGAGTATCCTCCAATGTGGATACCATTTATCACAATTTGTGGAAGAGAGGTAGTCCCAGGGAACTCCTCCATTAAGTGCTCTGCTTTATAGTCTGTATCTAACAGCTTATAAATAAACGGAAGCTCTTCTGCTTCTGCAAGGGCTACTGCCTTATCGCACCAGCCGCAGTCATCCATCCCATAAATCTCTACTAACATTTTACTATCCCTCACAGCTTAGACATGCGTTTTCGTCATTGCTGTCCACGACCATTTGCCGAAGTGCTTGGTCTGATATATTTTCCGCCCTACGATGCGCTTCACTTCGTAGATAGTACAGGGTTTTTACTCCCTTCTTCCATGCAGACATATGTACTGAATGCAACTCTTGCTTGGAAACGTTTGAAGGGAAAAACACATTAAGCGACTGACTTTGACAAATATACTCTTGCCTGTCTGCTGCTAAATCAATGATCCACCTTTGATCAATCTCCATAGCGGTTTTAAATACTGCTTTAGTAGTCTCATCTAGGAAGTCTAAGTGCTGTACAGAGCCCCCTCTAGATACTATACCCTTCCACACTTCATCGCTATCCTCATCTAGCTCTTGAAGAATATGCTCTAAATACTCGTTTTTTTGGATACTAGACCCGCTTTTAGTTTTTTGCATAAACGCATTGGCTCTATAAGGCTCAATGCTAGGAGAAGTATTACCACATATAATACTTGAGCTAGCGTTAGGAGCAACAGCCAGAAGATGGCAGTTACGAATAAGCCTATCCCCAGCATCGGGAGCGGAGCCTCGTTCAACAGCCAGTCGTTCAGTGTGCTGGGCAGCCTGGCCCTTAATGTGTTTAAACATCCTTTTGTTGAGGCTTTTTGCGACGACTGATTCAAAGGGTACGTTTCTTCGTTGTAAGTAGGCATGAAATCCCATAGCTCCTAATCCAATTGACCTTTCCTGCATAGCACTGTATGAGGCTCTCCACAGCTCACTAGGTGCTCCTTCTATAAAATGCGTTATTACATTGTCTAACATTTCTACTAAATCAGGAATAAAGTTCTCATCATGCTGCCACTCGTCATACTCTTCTAAGTTCACACTAGATAAGCAACAAACAGCAGTTCTATCTTCCGCAGTGGCTAAAGTAATCTCAGAACATAAGTTAGAGTGGTGTACTTGCAGACCAAGCTCTTTTTGAAAGTCTGGAAGTGCTGCCTGTACAGTATCCTTAAACATAATGTAAGGCTCACCGGTCTCCATACGATTTTGAATTAACTTAACCCAAAGGCTCTTAGCAGAAATAGTCTTGGTTACTTTACCACTATTAGGGTCTATAAGCTCCCAAGTGTCATCAAAGTCCTTTATCTCTGTAGCTTTCTGTATAAGTTCCATAAACTCATCTGGCACTATTACACCGTGATGTAAGTTTATAGACTTACGGTTAGCATCTCCACCCGTAGGCTTACGAACGTCAATAAACTCTTCAATCTCAGGATGAGATATATCTAAGTACGCGGCATAGCTACCACGACGTGTTACCCCTTGAGAAAACGCTAACATCTCTGCGTCTACTACTTTAAGAAAAGGTATAACTCCTGTAGATTCTGAACCAGCAGAGGTCTTAGCTCCCACACTGCGAATGTCATTCCAACAGCCACCAATGCCCCCGCCAACAGAGGAAAGAAAAGCATTCTCTGTGTAGTGGGCCGTAATACCATGTCTACTATCATCCACATAATTAAGAAAACAACTAATAGGAAGACCTCGACTAGTACCACCATTGCTAAGAATTGGAGTGCTAAACATAAACCACAACTTGCTTGCATAATCATATAATCTCTGGGCGTGCTCTTGATTGGATGCAAAAGTTCTAGCTGCTCGGGCAAAAGCGTCTTGAGGCGAAGCCTCTCCGTCAACAAGGTAACGATCCTGTAGAGTTTTCTTACTAAACTCTGATAGGTAATTATCCCTACTATATTCTATTTTAACTTCATAACTCATTCAGCATTTTCCCTTCTATATCTGTTATATTATCAGATCCTATCGCTTCATCGCAATAAGTAATTAAATCCATAAGCTCATAATTCTTTAGTATCTGTTCTGCGTTCTGGTTAATAGCCTGTATAAACTTATAGTGGCTATCTATTGGAGTTGCATCGTATACAGAATATGCATCACCATATGCTTTTACTAGGGACTCTGCTTTCTTAGGGCCAACCCCGGGGAACCCTGGAACATTGTCTCCCTTATCCCCAAGTAAACACTTATAGGATATATACTGCTCGGGAGCTACAGTATAATGCTCGTTCCAGTTTTCTAAAGTAACTTCCTTCCTCGTCACATAAGAAAACCTACTAACATTTTCGTCTACTAGCAAGTCCCAGTCCCTATCACTAGATACTAGCCACACCCTATTCATACCGTACCTACTTTTGTACTTAACAATATGTGCTGCTATGTCGTCTGCCTCTACTCCTTTGTATCGGAGTACAGGATACTTTGCAGACAACAACTCTAGTGTTTCTTCATACTCTTCAAAGAACTCTTCAAATGCAATCTTTTCTTCTTCAGTTTGCTCTGAAAACTTCTCTTTCCTATTCATCTTGTAGTTCTCATCTAAACCTCGTCGGTAAGAAGATGAGCCCCAATCAGAAGTAATTACTATTTTATCGCACCTATAAGACTCTGCCAAGCTTTCTACAGTTCTCTCAAAATCATACCTAAAGTCGGTACGCCCTTGGTGCTTCCATCTAAAGGCTAAGTTAAGGGAGTCTACAATTAGTGTTGCATCCTTCTCCTCAACATCGTCTATTATATTATCAAAATCAAACGCCATGTAAGAACTCCGGCTTTTCATTGTCTAGCCAAGGCAAGGCTTCTGCAACATAACAATTTAACCAACTTATACTCATGTAATCCGTATTTTCGGGCTGTCGAGCAGTAACAACGAACACTGGCGACCTGTTATATTTAAAGAATAAGAGGGGTTCTTGGTTTCCTCCCTCCGCCTGTACTTCAATTTTCTTCCACCACCGTATAAGATTATTGGTCTTTCTAGCTGTAAAAATCTTATCTGTGAGGGGTGAGTCTGCATAGCTTTTAACTTCGATACAGAATATGTTTTTTTCATTAGGAACATAAATATCCCCTTTCAAATATGCGAGAGCACCCGAAGCGGGTACTCTCTCAAATTGATAATCGGTAGCCTCACGAAGCATATCTCGTACTAGATATTCGCCGCGTGCACCTTTTGCTCTACTATCTACCATAATTAATCAAACCAAACTAGAGCTTCTTTCTTTTCCTGTGCTTCCACCATCGCTGATACTTGTTCATCAATAGCTTGTACTAAGTCAGAGTGCTCTCCTATACCCACTGGGTTATTTAAATATACTTCTATATTACATCGAGCCTCTTGTACTTGCCCTTCATACTTTGCTTCCAAAGCGTCTAAAATTAAAACTCGCATTCTGTCATCTTCTACCACTGTAATCTCCTTAGCATTCTAGCCTACTAACATTATCTGTTTTTACCACTTCTACTTTTTCCAAAAGTGGGTGAGTCCAGCCGTGAGAAACTATATAGGTGTTTAAGTCCTCCTCTAAAAGAACTTCTACAATCTTCTCCCTTCCCACATCGTCTAACACGTTTATTACTTCATCGAGGAACAATACATTGATTCTGGACTTAGATATACTACTCATTAATTTTCGTATAGCTAGTAGAGTTGCTGTATTGACTCGGGCTAACTCGCCAGAAGATAATGCTAAAATATCCACTGTAGCAGAATTATCTCCTATTTGCACATTTAGCCTATCGTTATTAACAACAAATTCAAGAGTAAACCTTCCGTCGCTTAGCTCTGTAAGATAGTAGTTGACAAGCTCTTCAAGCTCTTTAACTAAGTTTTCTATCTTATATGCTACAAGTCCGTTGGTGCTAAAAGACTTCTTCAATACTTCTAGATTTGAGGATAATTCTTTAACACCTGCTAACTTTGATACGCCTTCATCTAACTCTTTATTTAGCTGTTCGGCTCGCTCTTGTACAAGCTCTATCCGGGTATTGTTTCTGACTCTTCGTTCGTTTTCTTTTCGTTGACTTTCGAGCTTAGCTCTTGCGCTGTCCAAGTCCCCTTGAACTCTTTCAATGCGTGCGTTAAGCTGTTCTTCGTCCACAAGATTTGAGGGTAGCGACTGGTCAATACTTCTGTATAAGTCGTTCCAATCTCGTTCAATTTGTTGCTTACTTTGGAAAAGTCTGTTATTTTCCTTAATTTCATTTATCTGGTTCTCCAGGTGGTCAATCTGACTCTTGGCATCCTCGCCCAGCTCTCTTGCTGCGTCGAGTAATCCATCCTTAAAGGATGAATCTATTGCCTGTTCACAAGTGGGACAAATATCCCCTAAGTTCTCTAGCTTTGCTATATCTTTCTTCGACCCCGCTGAGATTTGATTTAAACTGCCAACCTTACTCTGTATATCATCGTAGGATTCAATCCCTGCTACAGATATATTTTGTGCTTCAGTTAAATCTATGGATCGTAACATAGTTTTTAAACTATTATTTTTAGATATTTTTTTATTTTTTTCGGAAATATTAGAAACTTCATCCATAAGATGCTGGAGTTGTTTCTCATCATCTTCCATTAAAATATCTTCATTTAGCATTGGAAGTACGGTAGCATCTCCCAAATTATTATCTAGCAACCACTTCTCAATAGTACGAATATAGGTTTCAACTTCGGTAACTTCCAAAGTTATATCTTTAGAAGCTGACTTAAAGACTTCGAACAGCTCTACATACCTCTCAAGCTGGAGAAGTTCTATTAGAAACTTCTTGCGATTTGTGTCCGTAGCAGTAAGAAACGCTAGACTAGCATTTGTGTTCTGGTAAACTAACTGAGTAAATGTTTTAAAGTCAGTACCAACTATCTCTTGTATACTTTTATAAGTATTAGTTGCGGTATGACTAGATATATCTTCTCCATTCTTCTCTAGCTTTACTTTTACGTTGGATCGTCTATTTATGGTAATAGTATAATCATCTTCGTCTTTAGTAAAGTTAAGGCATATATCATATCCATTGTTAATATACCTATTAGGAATGTCTGCTTTCTTTATTCCTTTAGAGTTTTTATTAAACAATGCTTCTTCAATAATAAGAGGTATAGAAGACTTACCCATTCCGTTAGTACCAATAATTTGAGTAACTGTATTATCATCTAACGATATTTCATTGTCAGGGCCGTAGCTAAAACAATTACTCCATTGTAACTTTTTGAGCGTAATCATTGAATGTACCTAATATAGTTGGTATTTTTACTGGCTCTATCTCAAGAACGTACTGTAAATATTCAGCCAGCTCGTCTTGAATATCCATCTCTTTGTCTAAAACTAAAGTTGCTTCTGCACTTCGTCTAACTACTTTCTTATCTAACAGCTCGGAGTTTTTAACATCAGCCAAGTCTTGCATATCACCTTCTATCTCGTAGATAGTGTGGTCATAATCGGTTGCAATCATATCAGCTTCCGATGATACTGTTTTTCTGATTAGCTGAGGAAGCTCAAATGGCTCCCAGATCCAAGACCAATCATCTTCATTGATAAGTATGTATCCTGTATTTACTTTATTCCTATGAAAGGATGTTGTCATAGGACTGCCAGGATATACAATGTTTCGTTGAGTGTTACTATGTGCGTGAAGGTCTCCAGCAAAGACTACAGGGAAATCTTCAAATAAGTCTAAGTCAACTTCTGGTTTTACATGTGGAGGTATCTCACCTCGTACATGGGTAAATAGTGGATACTGTTTAGGGAAATGATCGAGTATATTCTTTTTATGCAACTCTGCATAGGGTAGAATACTAAATCCCATTTCCTTGTCTACATAAGAAATATCTACAATTTGTACTAGAGGGTTAATATCCCTACTTACTTGCTTTAGCTGTGTAAAGAATGTTCTATTCTTCTTAGTTGCTTCGTGGTTCCCATCATATATTATTGTTGGGATACGTACTTGTCTAATAAAGGTAAAGTATAACTCAAGTTCTTCCATATTAGGTAAGCGATCAAAAAGATCGCCCCCAATGATGTGCATATTACATAACTGTTCTATGTTATGAACTTGTTCGAAGAACATTTTATATCTTTCCAGCGACCAAGAAACTGGGACATTCTTCTGTCCCAGCTTAATGTGCCAATCAGCAGTAAATAATATCATCCTATGCGTTCCTTCGGAGAGGGTACTGTATTTCATAAGTATCTACGTCTGCGTATACAAGCTCTATTGTTAGCTGTGAGGCTTTCTCAAACTCTTTCTGCGCAGCTTTTAATACTCTATTAATTTTACTTCCATCGGCCCTTCTAGCAAGGCATTTGACATCTACATACCGTGTTTCTCCTGTTTCAAGATGTACAGCAACCAAGTCTACAAGACCTTGACTTGTATCTTCCGTAAATACTTGGTACCCTCTCTTTATCAAATCGGCGTGTACTAGCAAAGAAGCAACTACCCCTCGGCCATGCTTTTCATAGCTCATCCTACGTTGAACTCAGCTTCTAGTGCAGCTTCGTCAACATTGTCAGGCTTTGCGGCCCCGTCGCGGATTCGATCAAGAAGCTCTTTCTGAGCATCAGGAGTAGGTCGTGGCATTACGTCATCCATAGAGCGTAGATCAGCAATCAAAGAAAGCTCATCTTCTGATAAAGGACGAGACTTGCACTTTAGTGGCTGAAGTTGGTATTCAACATTCCACTTTTGGCTGCCTGTCTTTACACGCTTAAATTGAACGTCCCAACCTGCTTCTACATCAGTAGGGTTTCCTAGACCATCTTTAGAAGCGCCGATGATCTGCTCAAACAGCTTCTTCTTCATGTTTACTACTTTTAACTCTCCATTGTGGATGCACTGCATTGCGTAGCTCCAGCCACACTTTAAGTCAGGGTAGTATTCTTTTACCCAGTCCTTCTCAAGATTGTTAAATCGTTCTGCGTTTCGATCAAAAGACAAACACTCGAAAGGAATGTTCTTATCGTTCTCGCCTTTAATCCAGTATACGTACCTAGCTAGAATATCTCCTACTAAGCGGAAGTTCTGCTCTCCATCTACAAACTGATAGCTTACCAGTCGATCTTTTTGTGCAGAACCTTTTGAATCATTAAAATTAAGTGCCATATTAGTGTATCTCCGTTGTTTTTGGGCTTCCTTCGTACAGAAAGTGAACATCGTCACCGTCTATAGAAAGTAGACTATTGTTGTCTATGTATTGTAAAATTTCATCTGGTGTATGTAAAACATCTAAAGTGATCTTCTCATACGCGTGGTAATCGGCCAGAGGCCGTAGTGCTGCCATTGCTACATACACAGCTACATCTCTATAACTATGTTTATAGCCATTATAGAGCAGCAATTCTGGGTGTACCAGAAAAGACTGCCCTTTAAAGTTTAGTTGTGAATATTGATATATAGGATCGTATTTGTTCCTTGGAATTTTGTTTTCGAGCATTACTTTTAAGACTCGGGTGATTTCCACCGGATCGCCTTGCGTTGTAATGAATATTTTTTTCCAATCGTAAAGTAACATATATTATACTAAAAAATGAGGTTAATGTCAAGAACTATTTTTTATAGCTGTCTTATGTGGTAGCCTTCCTTCATGTAGTATCCTATTCTGTTGGAAGCTTGGCGCTCTGCTGTGTTTCCCTTTAGGTGAATATCTACAATTTTGGGGTCTCTTTTTCCTTCTTCGAGTCTGATGACTCGACCGATAAGTTGTGTGAGTAAAGGCTCGTTGTTAATAGGAGTACCAAGTATGAGGCAACTAAGCGAATTAACTGATATGCCTTCACTGAATATCGACTGAGTGCCGAATAACACTTTTTTCTTTCCGTACAAGATTTCATCTATTAGTTCCCTCCTTTCCTCATGGGGTACCTCACCCGTAACACAAACTGCTTTTTCACCAACCAATTCGGCGCAGGATTGTAAAAAATGTACTCGATCGCTTACTACCAGGACTTTATGTCCCGCCTCGGCATAAGAAGCTGCTAGTATTGATACGAGTTCTCTATATTGCTGGTTATTTCCTAGGGCCGTTACTTTATTTGCCCAAGGTGTACGAGTTCCATCAGGAAAACGAATATCTGTTCGCACAATATCAATACTGGGAACCATATAGTTTTCTTTTGGTGGCTTAAACACCTTGTTTCCAAAGTAATCCCTAAATACAACATGCTTTCCATCCTTTCTTTCTATAGTGCCAGACAAACCAATCTTATATCTTGCATAGTTTGTGTCCAAAATTCTGGAAAAGGTTGGGCTAGATACGTGGTGCATCTCATCTAGCATAATAGTACCGAATTCTTTAGCAATATTAGGCACTCGCCGGTATAAACTCTGAATATTCCCTATAACAATAGGAGGTTCTATGTTAAACTGGCCGCTGCCTATGATTCCAGGCTCAAATCCGTATACTTTTCTTACTTCTTCTACCCATTGAGTCCTTAGAGCCGTAGTATGGACTACTACAAGTGTTTTTTGCCCTAATTTCCCCGCTATGGCCAACCCCGTAAAGGTTTTACCCCAAGAAGTCCATGCATTGATAATAGAATTATCTTCTAACTCATCATACACCTTCTTCTGAGACTCCCTAAGCTCGAATTTAAACTCAGGAAGCTCTACGGGCTTGACTATTCGCCTATCGACTATTTCATAGCCTTCAGGAATTAAATCTACCCTTCCTACTGGTATAGTTACTAGGTCAGAGCGTACTCTAGCCATGTTTTTTATAATAATAGGAGGATCTTGTGGATTAGGGGCAGGAACTTTGTATGTAAGCTCTTTAGACAAGAATTCTTTGTATTCTTGTGTTACCTCTAGGTAGATTTTATTGCTTATTACAGCTTTCATTCACATTCCTAAATCTTCTTTAGCCATTATATACTGTTTTACGAAACCGCTTCGTACAATATCATTAACGGTGAAGTCAATCATATCGAACTCGTCCATCTGACTAAGGATTCGCATAAACTCGGGTAGTCCTGACTTTTCTCTACTTTTCTCTGAGAAGTCAGTTTGTTTAAAGTCTCCACAAAATACAACTCTACACCCTTCACCAATTCTGGTAATGATAGAGTCTAATTCATGGAATGACATGTTCTGGCATTCGTCGATAATGATAGTAGCATTTCTAAGAGTAACCCCTCGAATAAAGGAAGTAGTCATAAAATGAACTGTACCTTCACGCTTTTTAATTTCATATGCATCTCCTCTTCCGAATAGCTCATTACAAATGTTCTTGTAAGGCTCTTCATATACAGCAGCTTTTTCTTTCTCACTGCCTGGGAGGAAACCCATATCTCTAGTAGACACCGAACTTCGTATAATCACTATCTGATTATATAGACCTTGGGAAATATCATCAAAGGCTAAATACAGAGAAATATAAGTTTTACCTGTACCAGCAACTCCATGCATTACTAAGTGTCTATCACTATGAAACGCTATCTGTTGGTTCTGGGTAAGCGGTTCTATCTTATTTAACACTAAGTTCTTATCTACTTGCCTATTTATCTTTGATCTAGCCATTTAAGTCCTTAAACTTTTCTACGTCTGTCTCTTTGGTATTCCTCAGAGTATTCGTAGAGCATCCACGGAAGATTCCGTAAGTGTAATAGCCCTGCCCACTTCATTTCTGCTGGTGGAGGGCGCGGCGTGGTGAAAGGTTGTTTAACACCCTGCAGCCACAGTAAACAAGCATGATCTTTGAGATCGACTTGTTTTATCTTTAAGTACTTTAAGGTACAGTACTTAGTCTTTTCGTATATAAATGGTCTTCCAGAAGAATCTATGTATATCCTAGTAGTCTGCTTTAAAAGACCTCTATGATTACTAACCATTTTATTCAATGGCATAAGATTCTCGTGTGGTGTCTGTAGCCTTCTAGCACCCAGAGTAAGTCCAGGCTGGTTTTTATCGTCTAATAGTTCACCGTCTAAAAACAAAAGCCCGTCTGCTCTATGCCAGTTACTAGAAGGAAGCTTGAATATCGGAAACTTTATCTGTGAAATCTGACGATAAGTTACTATCAATTGGCTCTCCATTAACCATAAGCGAGATGTTACTAGCCCCGTTATCTTTAAGAAAGTCTACGTACTCCCAAGGGTTTCCGTAGTTAATCTCTTCCGATCGCACGACGCCGTCTTTACTAGTCCAAGTAAGCAAGGGCTTGCTCTCCATATATTTTTTCGAATTTTCCATCTGAGTAATCTTCATGTGTAATTTCAAAGTCACACCCAATAGGGGTTCCTGGTATGCTCATACCTCTATCCATTTGTACATAGTATGCTAACTTCTCTTTGTACTCATCTACTTCTTCATCTGGCACTTCTGCCAGTATAGAGTCATGTACTAATGCAAATATACGAGACTTCATATTATGGGCTTTGATATGTTGGTGCATATCAATTGCACCTAATAAGTTAATATCACTAGCAGTAGACTGCACCAAAAAGTTAAGACCAGACCTAATGCTATGAGACTTGATGCCTTTATCTTCGGAATTGACATTGGGTAATCTTCTCTTACGTCCAAAAAAACTGTAGTCAAACCCATTTTGCTCAATAAACTTGTGCCTTTGATCAATCCAATCTTTCAGCGTTGGAAACGCTTTGAAGTAATCACTAATGGTTTCTACAGCATCTTGCATGGAAAAATATTTTCCGGTTTCTTTAGTTACTCCCTCAGAGAGAGCTACAGGGCCTTGTCCATACAAGATACCAAAACTTACTGCCTTGGCGGCCTGTCGTTTGTCTGGGTATATATTTTTTACTTCTGAGACTTCGCAAGGCAAACCAAATACCCTATGGCATACCGTACTGTGGAAGTCTCCACCAGATTTAAACACTTCCATTAGTGCTTTATCTTGCGACAAAACTGCTGCAACATACATCTCTGCTGTAGTTAAGTCCATTGCGACAATCTTATGGCCCGGGGCAGCTTTAATACAGCCCTTTACTGCTGGATTGTCGCGAGGTAACTGCTGCATATTTAGCTTTCCACTAGATGATAAACGACCACTAGTAGTGCTATGCAAGTTAAAACCAGTGCGAAGTCGGCGATCACCATCCAGTTGGGGGATGATTTTATCCAAGTACGTATTCTTGATTTTACTTTTTTGTCTAATATTGAGAATAAGTTCTGGAACATCCGACTGCCCCGCCAATTCTTTAAGTACTTCTGCATCTGTAGAGTCTGCTCCTGTGCCAGTTTTCTTGCCCGTGGGATTAAGACCTAAGAAGTCAAATAGTAACTTACGTAATTGAAGGGTACTATTTGGATTGAACTCCTTGCCTTGAATTTCCTCAAATTTAGATACTTTAGGGTTTTGGTATAGCTTAGAGATAGCAGCATCAATATCATCCTGCATAATCTGTTGTGCTACATATAACCTATCCTTATCGAACGGTACACCATTATCCTGCACATCAATAAGAAACCTAGTACCTGGGATTAGCAACTCGTTATACACCCGCTCCAGCTTTTTATTCTGTTTAATTTTTACAAACTTCTCAAACAGAGTAAATGTAGCTAGTGCATCCATTGCTGCATACGTTTTCATAACATCAAATGGAATAGATCCCCACTGAAAGTCTTTCTTTAGAACTCCTGTTTCTTTGCGATAGTTGTCCATCCACTCATACATTGGCTTCTCATAGTCGCCCCAAGGGGTGTACTTTAGAGTTAGCTGTTTCAGTCCATGAGTTCCAGGGTTCTCATCAATTAAGTAATGAAGTAGCATAGTATCTTCAAAATTAGGAAACTCGAAGTTAAAATGATACTCAAAGAAAGCAACGTCAAACTTAGCGTTATGAAATATTACTGATTTTTTATCAAATAACTCTTGTAGCAAACGCTCTGTCTCACTACTAAAGCAATCGGTATCAATATAAGCGCCACGGACACCATCGTAACATAAAGAAATACCAAGCATATACCCGTCTCGCGGATATAAGCCGGTAGTCTCTGAGTCAAGTGCAATATATGGCTTGGGATGCTTAATAGCCTCTCTAATAAACTCATTAGCCTTTCCTGTATCTTGAATACCAAATGCTATACTCTCGTCGATAATTACATCTTCGATTTCACCATTGATATACCCAAGTATACCCTTCTTGGAATCTTCCCAAGTTCGTCTAGCTTCTGGTTTAAAAGCAAGCATTGCAGGGTTAATTACAGGCAAAAACTTACCTTCTACTTTCTTACCAGAATACTCTGTAACTGAGTTAAGTTTAGTAAAATACTTTAGTGCATCAGACCCTACTAGAATAATCCACTCGTAAGCATCTGGGTTAAAATCTATATCTACATCTCGTTTAAGAACCTTTTTAATTGATGGATCTGAACAGAGCTGGTACTGGTCAAATTGAAATGCTCCATCAAACTCTTTTACAAAGTTAGTTCTACTAGGTTTCGTCTCTATTAATGCGACGTTAGGCATATAGTTTCCTCTTTAGTTTCTCGATTTGAGGTATTGTAAGTGCTCCAGGGTCTGTTCCCTTTAAGTGAACATTTCTGGATATGAGATCAACTTTCTCGCACAGTTCTTTTACTTTCTCAGAAGCTTTCTGTCCTGCTTCGTCACCGTCAAAGAATACATCTATTCTAGTGACTCCCTGCATACTAAGCATCTGTAGTTTTTCTACATTTATATTGTTTGTTCCAAAACAACATACTGCATTTGTAAGTCCTTTATCATGCAGATTTATCATATCGTATATACCCTCTACCAGAATAACACTACTCTGTATAGGTGTTACGATAGGAAACAAGGGCATCTTAGCCTTAGATGGAGTAATCATATACTTAGGTACTCCACCGGACATATGCCTACCATTAAAGGCTACAATCTTACCGGATATGTCCTTTATAGGAAATACTACACGGCCTATGTGATCCTTTTCATGGTGCTGGAATGTTGAAAACTTTCTATAAGTCTCAGGCTTTATGTCCCTCCAGTTACCGATATAAGGCATATATCCTGGAGGCATCTGTAGCCCAACACTAGAAGCGGTTTTCTCTAGTATCTTTCTTTTGAGGTTTTCCCTCTTTAATTGTAGAGAACTTGTTTCCTCACCATAAAAGTTAAAAACGTTTCCTTTAAAACCACAAGAAAAGCAGTTGAATACACCAGTTATCTGGTCTATCCTCATGCTAGGATTTTTATCTTCATGCTCCTCATTAAGGCAACTTACTATAAGATCCTTGCCTTTGGGCATAAAGTAAACATCTTTACTGGTTAAAAGTTCTTCTACGTTCATTCCTGCTCGTCTTCCAATATTTCTACTTTATCGGCTAGACCATCTAGCTGGCGGTCTAGGTCATCATATACTTCCTGCATATTTGTAGTAAACCTATACGCATAATACTTGGATAAGGTAGCCATATGGGTTTGTGCCTTAGAGTAGTCTTGTATAAACATATTCTGCTGTACTTTGTTAAACAGCTCTTTAATCTCATCCACTAGTTATATCCTCTACCATTTGAGTCTTTTCAGTCGTTGGAATGTTATTACTACTTCTGTATACACAGCTAATAGTTGCATTTAGAGTTAATAGTTTCTTGTCGGGTTCAGACATAAGTAACCAAGATTCAGGCCCTCCAAAGCTACAACGAAGGGGTAAGCCCCCGAAAGGGCAGGTAAAAAAGTATTCCATAATGTTAAAACTTTTGTCATAGACTTCATACTCAAATACCGCTAGAGTCATCTTCGCATCCTACTTATATCTACCATTTCTTGTTCGTTTATGACTGGGACTGCGTTTGATTTGTGCATTGTGGCAATACCCTTAATGAGGTTTCCTGTATACCGTGGAGTGTCCACTCTAGCGGCAACTCCATTTGAATCGGGGGCCGATAAGTATTCAGTAGTTTCTCGCCTGTAAGATGTTGGTGTATTATTAGATTGTCTTGGTTCTCTAATATCTTGGTTATTGACATGCGAACGCCTAGACGATACAGCGCCTGTTTTAGTTCCAAGACGCTTTTTCTTTCGTCCGCTGTAAGTGTATCCCAGTGATCCATTAATTACTCCCATAATAAAAAACTCCCACGATTATTTCAAGACATATTATATCAGAAACAACAGTGAGAGTCAAGAGTTATTTTTACTTAGAGGTCGTCAATACTTTCGCCAGTCTTATGTGCAGAATCCTCTCTTTGATCCGGAGTCATTGCAGACTCTGGGCCCATCTTTAAGGTCTCCCAATTCATGGTAGACGTAAAGTCAATAGGGCTATCATTTCGTATCTTTACGCACTTAAAGGTAACACAATTATCTTCGTGATCCCAAGGCTCTAGTGCAAAGGCAGCATCAGCAGCATCAAGAATACCTTTAGCGAAGCGAGCCTCACCACTTGCATCAGTCTGATAAGGACTGAATACAGGTACTTTGTATTCTTGTGCCATTGATTTTAACGCCTTACTTACCTCTATCTGTTCTGTCCAGTCATACTGGCCCGCGCGTGAAGGGCCATTCGAACGCTTGACTTGGTTTATATAATCAACGATTATAACACCTATGTCCATCTTGGTTTTGATCTTAGTTTCCAACTCTGCCCGTATCTTACCAATAGTAAGAGAAGGATCATAAACTACGTCAAGCTGAGTTTCGGGGACTAGCTCGCAAGTAGTAGTAAGTTGCTTGTGAAACGAATCAAAATCTCGATGTTCTCTGTATTCTTGAAGGAGTTCTTGGCCACGATTAAAGCGACCTGCCCACCATCCAGCTACACGTTCCCACTCCGCAATGTTTAAGTTGCGTTTACGCAATCGCGCTTGCGGTATTCCTGTACTAATAGAACATAGACGTTGAAGAATTGCTCGGGAGTCCATCTCAATAGTGAAATAGATTGCTGACTTGCCACTATCATAGACACTATTGGCGATATTCGCACAGGTTAGTGACTTACCGGAGCCTCTCTTACCACCTACGAGAATCAGATCAATCGGGGAGAAAGTTATCTGAGAATCATAGTCAGCATTAAGGCCCAAGGCTAGATAGCGCCCGAGGTCTTCTTCATCCTCGAAAAGAGTAATGCGTTGCATACTCTCACGAGGCTCTTCAAGTTCAACCTCTTCTTTTACCTTTACTATAATTTCTTCTAAGTGTTGTACTGATTCCTCAGCACTCTCAAAAGATATAGATTCATCTACGTACTCCTCAAGATGTTGTAATACTCGTCGCTGAGTAAACTCGTCCTTTAGATATTGAAGAAGAAGATAAGGCTCAGCATCTACATCGAGGCTTTCTATCGCATAGATTTTCTCTAGCGTAGTTGAGTCTCGGGTAGATAGCTTGAGTTCTTCGAGGTCGGGGAGCTTATGGAAAGTCTCGCAATGTTTATCAATAGCTTTAAATAAAGAATGATATTCAGAGGGCAAGTAGTGCTTACGCAAGTAACTCCAGGTCTCAAAGTCCTGAAGCATAAGTACTTGCTTGATTAGCGCACTTGCAACGTTCAATTAGCTCTCCCCGACGAACATGAAAAAAACAACCGCAACGACCCCGCTACGGTTGCTTACAAACAAACCCTACTGAATATTACTCAGCAGCTTTTGCCTTCTTGAGACCATCGTAGTCGGCGGCAACCAACTGTCGACGGGTCAACATAGTTTTAACTCCACGAGCAGTTTTTACAGGGTCACAAGCCGCTGCGATCTGCTCGACAGTCATAGTAGAAATGTCACCAAGCTCAGCAAAGGGATCTGCCTTTGAGGTGCCCTTGACATTAGCTTGCTTAGGCATAGCGTCGATAACACCAGCACGAGTCATGCTAAGAGTCTTACCACGAATGCTAGGAACGCTTCGGCCCAACTGCTCTGCAATGTCTTCCATAGACGCGCCGCTAACTACGAGAGAAGCAATCTGAGTCTCTTCATCGTCAGAGTAAGTCTTAGTAGTCTCAGCTTTAGGGGCTGGCTGTACGTGAGCAGTCAGTTGCATAGACAGGATCTTGCCCTGAATAGACTTGGCAGAGAAAGCTCCGCCTTCGAAGTGCTCTGCAATCTGTGCATAGGTGTAGTCGCCGCTATTGTTCTCTACAAAAGTTTGCAGAGTAGCTTCTTGCTCAGGCGTAAAGGCTTTAGCCTTGTTTCGCTCAGATGCAAGTTCTACAACATAATCCATTTTACGCAGCTTGCTAGAGATAGAACGAGGAGTTGTCTCCAAGCGCTCAGCAGCTTCTGCTACAGTTTCTTGTGTGATAGGTGATTCATTGCCTACAAAAGATCGAAGATCCTCTGTACGCTCGTCAGTCCACTTAGGTAGTGCCATATTAATGTTCTCCGATAAAAGTTTTAAGGTTAGTTATTATTTGCAAGCCGTTATCTCTGGCTTGCTTAGTTTTTGCAGACTCTATACCACTCTCATTAACAAGGATAGTTACATCCTTAGTTAAGGAAGACTTAACGGTATATCCCAGTCCGCTCAATAGTGTAGCAGCCTCTGCCTTATTCTTAAAAGAACTTAGCTTACCAGAAATACAGACTGTACCCCGGGCAGTAGAAGGCTTACTAGACTTCTCGAACGCATAACTGAAGGGCAACGCCCCGTCATAAAAACCATAATACTCTCTCTTTATCCAATCTAACAAGTTTTCTGTAGCCTTCGGCCCAAGTCCTGCTCGCTCGCAACTGTCTGTGTTTATCTCAAATAGATTATTAACTACTGTAGACAGCTTCTCAGTGGCAGATCGACCGATTAGAGGTATACTGAAAGCAGGTAGAACTAGATTAAGAGGTGCATCTTTTGATTTTTGTATCTCCGCGTAGAGTCTTTCTGCAAGTCTCTTTGAGGATAGAGCTACTGCTATCTCGTCTTCAGACAGGGAATATAGTTGGTCTATATCTACAATGTCTAATTTTGAGATAGCAGCAGGGCCAAGACATTTGATTTTCATGGTCTTAGCAAAGTGCTCTAATTTCTTGCTACTCTGAGCTGGACAGCTAGAGTTATAGCAATAAAGTAAGTGATTAGACCATTCAAGAACAGAACTGCAACTAGGGCAGTTAGTAGGTGCTTGGATGCTCGTCATACGTAATTCCTCAAACTTGAAAATATATTATACTGAAATCCGAACAAAAAGTCAAGATGTATTTTTTTAAAGGTCACTAGTCGATTCTACATACAACACGGGGTATTATGTCCCCGCTACGAATGACTTCGACCTGGCAGCCGAGTTCTAAGTTTAACCCTTCGATATACTCAATGTTATGCAGCGTGGCTTTTTGCACTACCGCACCATCAATATCAACAGGCTCAAGTAGAGCTACCGGACTTACTACTCCTGATTTACCAACTTGCCAGATGACGTCTATCAGTTTCGTAATTACACCTTGCTTCTGTTCTTTTAGAGCAAATGCTCCACGAGGATGGTGAGAAGTATACCCAAGACGGGCATACTCCTCGTTGTTATCCAGTCTATATACTAAACCGTCGTGTGGATACTCTGGCCAATCTCCGTCGAAGATGGTTTTGAACCCTTGTGAGGACAAATAAGCCATTACTTCGGAGTACGTAGATTTTGCAGGCTTACTAGAAGTCTGCATATCGTACGCAATAAAAGAGAGCGGTCGTTCGTTGAACTCTTGCATGTCTTTTAGATTGAGTGACCCCGCTGCGACATTACGAGCATTCGCAATATGCTTTGGGCAAACTACTTCTCCAGTAATCTGCACAGTCTCTTTAGTATCTATAGTGGAAGGCACCAGTGTGGCTAACTTATCTGTAATATCTCTACCAAGCTTACCGTCCCCACGAGTGAGGCCCAGTTGTAAAGTTTGGTTAGAGTACAGCAAAGATACAGCCGCCCCGTCTAATTTGGAGGTAACATGACACTGCTCTACATCAAGAGGCGCTTCGTTAATATCGAAACACTTTTGTAGTGAGTACATGGGTATCAAGTGGGGTAAGCCGTCAGTAATTGAGTAGCCCACCTTACTATTTCCATACAGCATCTCTAGTCGATCATATTCTTCATCCGACATAACCGGACAACCAGAATAATAACAAACTTGAACATACTCAAGAAAATCTTGCATACAATACTCTCCAATTAAGAATAGTAATTATACTGAAAAACGCTCAGAAAGTCAAGAATTATTTCTAGGTAAGGTATATATTATCTAGCTGCTCTTTGAACTGCTTTTCTAGAATATCTTTGCTTTCTGCCAAGGACAGAATCTCCACCAGGCCAGAAAACAACTCTCGACTATTATTGAAGTCCAGGGGCATTGATACGCCCTCTTTTGTGGGCATCCACTCTTCATCAAAGGTTAGATAGTATTTCCTAATGCTAAGGTACTCTACTCCACGAAACACGTTTATAGTAAGTCTAAACTGCATTTCTTTTACTTCATCGTAGTGTAATAGCCTCTCATATACGTCAGTAGATTCCTGCAAGTCCATCATCTATCTCCATTTTTAAGAATGGAAGCCAGAGGAACTACACTAGTAACATTAGCAGGTTTTAATAGACGATAAGAGTCCGTGTCCCAGCAAAAAGTTAGAAGGGTTGCATCAGATTCTTTAGCTCTGTTTTTCTTATTCTGTATGTAGTTAGTACTAAAGTCTAGAGTACATACGTTGTATTTTAGCTTATTTGATTTCTCACTTCTATACGTAATAATGGCATCGCCGTACTCACGTATTAGATTTGCTAGGTCTTCCTTTTTCATTGGTACTCCTTTTGATATAAGGTTAGCAAAATCTTTTACCGTACATAATCAAAAAGTATATATGAAAAAGCCCCCAGGCTAGTAGCTGTGGAGGTTAAGGTAGGGCTGGGGTATTAGCCCCTTCTTTTATCGACCGACACGCCCTACGGATGCCGTACCGCCCACTTTGATAATACTAGAAAGATGCAAAATGAGGTAACTCACTCTCTAGTCCAATGCGCTTAATTACGCGGCATTGATTGCGCTCAGCACTCCAGTAAAATACTGGGCTGCTTTACCAGTCAATTTGCTTACGATCTCCTCGTCTACTTCTTGACCAGCATCGGTGATAGCGGCTACCAAGGCATCCTGTGCGGCTTGCTTTGATACTCGGGTACCACCTGCTCCACCAGAGGCTTGTGCTTTACCAGCAGCAGGAGCCTTCTTTACGTAGACTTCTGCTTTGGTAAG